CCGAGGTGGACGGCTGGATCGCCGCGGGCCGGGTGCTGCCCAAGCAGCGGGCCGCCTACGTGACGCTGGCGCTGACCGACCGGGACATGCTCCTCACGCTGCTGCCGGACGAGCCGGTGGTCAAGCTCAACAACCAGGAGGGCCTGTCCGGCCCGGACGGGGCGCAGCAGCAGGAGCAGGACATCGACGCGGAGGTGGCGCGGCTCACCGCCGTGCACAGCCAGTTCTTCTCGCCGAACGGCACGAAGGGGAGGTGAGGTAGATGCCAGCCAACGACAGCGTTGAATTCGACTACCCGGCCAACTACCAGAAGCCGACCCACGAGTACGGCCAGCCCTGGGGCGATGAGTTCCACGCCGAGGCGGTCGCGGAGCTGCTCCTGTCCATGGCCGGGTACACCCAGCGCGGTGTCACCCTGGCCGCTGGCCAGGGCATCCTGCCCACCGGCTGCGTGATCGCCCGGCACACCGCCAGCGGCAAGTACTTCGTCTACCAGGCCGCCGCCACCGACGGCCGGGGCGTGGCCATGGGCGTGCTGCGCGATGCCCGCGACACGGGCGGCCCGGGCGCCGCCTCGGTGGCCGCGTACAACGCGAACACCAACGGGGTCAACCCGGACGGCATCACCCTGGCCGGCGGCACCATCACCTACCCGTCCAGCCCGGCCGGCAAGGTGGCCGGGGACTCCCTGGGCAACCTGGTGATCCGCGGCATCCTGAACGGCAACGTGGTGTCCGGCACCGAGACCACCAACGTGGTCAACGGGGCGGGCGTGGGCTCGGGCACGGGCCAGATCCTGGCCCAGCTGGGCGCCCGGTACGTGTCCTACGGCGGCTCGGTCGCCGCGCAGGGCCCGGCGCCGTTCCCCGGCAGCCCGATGGACGGCAACCCGGTGGCCGGCCAGGTCGGGGTTAATGCTTTCATCTTCTAGTCGCAGCTCAGAGGCCCTTTTTCGAACAAACCGAAGAAGGGTCTCTCAACGGGGACGAGTTCCTGGCCCTGCTTCAGGCCGCCTGAGCGCGTTCACTTCCCGGTAACCCGGAGGGCTGCCCGGCGGCCCGGCGCGCCCGATAGCGGGGGCATGACTGACTTCACCCGCAGGACCTTCATCAGAGCTGGCGTGCTCGGCGGCACCGTCGCGCTGCTGCCCTGGGGCGGCCGGGCCGTGGCCGGCACCGCCTCGGCCGCGGCTGGCGCGGTGCAGCCCGGCCAGCCCGTCCCGACCGGCGGCAAGATGCTCGCCCCGATGGCGTTCATGTTCCCCGACCTCCCCCCGTTCGTGCCGGACCCGGACCCCGACACCGCCACCACCGAGCTGATGGCGCTGGCTAACACCCTGCTCGATCCCAACGTCACCGCCGGGCCGGGAAACCGGGACCAGGTGGGCAGTTTCGGCAGCTCGCTGACGTATCTCGGGCAATTCATCGACCACGACAACTTCCTGGACGGCGAGCCGCAGCCGACCGCGTTCTTCGGCCGCGACAACCAGGGCAACCTGCTCGACCCGGACGGCAGCATCGTCTTCAACCTGGAATCATTCAGGTTTGACCTGAGCAGCGTGTACGGTGGCGGGCCGGCGGTCTCGCCGCAGCTCTACGCCAGCGACGGGGTGCGGATGCTGGTCCAGGAGGACAACGGCAACGGGGTCCGGGACCTGCCCCGCGACAGCTCCGGGGTCGCGATCCTCGTCGAGCACCGCAACGACGAGAACGAGATCATCGCCCAGGTGCACGTCGCGTTCCTGAAGTTCCACAACGCGGTGGCCGACGCCATGCCCGGCGCGGGCTTCGACCAGGTGGCCGCCACCGTGCGCCGGCATTACCAGTGGATCGTGATCCACCAGTTCCTGCCGCACATCTGCGGGGACGGCGTGGTCTCCGGCCTGCTCGACGGGTCCATCCCCAGCCTGTACAAGGCCGGCAACCCGAACGCGCCGCTGGTCCCGGTCGAGATGCAGGTCGCCGCCTACAGGTTCGGCCACAGCATGGTCAGGAAGGCCTACGAGCTGACGGTCAGCACCGGCAAGCTCCAGGTCTTCAACGGGACTGCCGCTGACCTGCACGGAGGCCGCCCGATCCCCAGCGGGAGGCAGATCGACTGGGGCAACTTCGTGCTGCCGCTGCAGCGTCCCGAGAACGCCGCGCACTTCAACAACCCGCGGTTCATCGACACCCTGGTCAGCTCCGGCCTGTTCACGCTGCCGATCGGCGGCCCCGGCGGCGCCGAGGCGTCCGGGTCGACGGTGCTGCCGTTCCGCAACCTGCTCAGGGGCTTCCGGTACGGCCTGCCCAGCGGGCAGGACGTCGCCGCGGCGATGGGCGAGACGGTGATCAGCCCCGCGGACGCGCTGCCGGACAACGTCGACAGCGCCGCCATCACGGCCGGGTTCTCGGGCGGCACGCCGCTGTGGTTCTACGTCCTGCGGGAGGCGGAGCTGGGCGGCGGGCTGACCCTGGGCCGGACCGGAGCCCGGCTGGTCGCCGACTCGTTCCTGGGCTCCATGACCGCGGACAAGGACGGGCTGCTGCACGACAACAGCCCGACCAGCCGGCGGTGGCAGCCCGTCCCGCCGATCGCCCCGGCCCCGGGGCAGTTTGGCCTGGAGGATCTCCTCGTGTTCGCCGGCGTGGCCGCCCGGCCCTGATCCGCCCCGCTGGCCTGGCCCCGCGCGGGCCGGACGATATGACCGGGTAACCGCCATCACGCGGCCAGGCCAGCCAGGTGGCTCCCCCCGAGGGGGCGGCGCAGGCCGGGCACCCTGACGGGTGCCGCTGCCTTCAGCGAAGCGCCTACGCAGGGAGCCCTGGAATGCCGGACATCAGCCTCCTAGAGCCGGTCGTGCTCAGGGGAGTCGTGGAGAAGTTCGTCACCCCCGAAACGCTGGTGCTGCTGAACCGGCTGGATCAGACCCCCTGGCCTTTCCCGTCCGCGACATGGGACGTCATCAAGGGCTCGCGGATGGTCGCCAAGCCGAACGTCCCGAACAGCGAGGCGCACATCATCTCCCGGCTCGGCAGGAGCCAGGAGTCGGCTGCCTTTATCTATCTGCGGGAGAAGAAGGTCTTCGAGCCCACCACGCTGCACTGGCTGCGCGTGCCCGGTGAAATTGCCCGGGTAAACGCCGAGCAGGCGGTGCTCCGGGAGATCAACGACCTCAATATGAGGTTCGACAATTTCGCGGAATGGTCGTGTTGGCAGGCCCTGGGCGGCGGCATCAACTACAACTACGCGGACGTTTCCGCGGTAGTGAATTACAAGTTCCCGGCGTCCCATTTCGTCACCCCGGCCACGCCGTGGGTGAACAACCCGTCGCTGACCTACTTCACCACGGGCGGCGCGACCGCCGGTACCGGCGCGGCCCAGGGCAACCCGCTCACGCTGGGCCAGGCCAACACCCGGCTGACCGGTGGCACCGGTACGATAACGTACGCCAACCCGGTCTCCATCCTGGAGGACGTCCGGTCCTGGAAGCGCGTGGTCCAGATCCACGGCCGGGTCCCGGCCAAGGAGGTCTTCGCCACCTCGGTGTCGATGGCGGCCCTGATGGAGGCCTGGACCCAGGCCACCTCCGGCGCCACCGTCAACATCCCCGCGACCATGCTCTCGGACCGGATGAAGGACGAGTTCTATTCCACCGGGATCATGTCAGGCTTTATGGGGCTCGTCTGGAATACGGTGGAGCAGGTTTTTGAATCGGACCTGGGCAATATCACATTCTTCGTGCCGGACGGCCAGCTTTATCTCGGGAACTATACCGATCAGCGTCCTATCGAGCTTCTCATTGGCCCGACCGCCGATGACGAGGCGCCTGACGGATTCACGGGCAAATATGCGAAAACCTGGAAGGAAAAAGATCCATCGGCCAGGCAGTATCTACTCGAATGGCACCTGCTACCGATCGTAACCAGGCCTGAGCAGATGCTCGTGGCTACGGGTATTATCGGAACTGGCGCTACCGCAGCTCCGGCCGGGTACTGGGCTGGTTCTGTGGGCAACGCTCCTGGTGGCGGTCTCATCGACTAGTCACTCTCCGTATAGCGAGAGGCCCTGACTTGACACGAGTCAGGGCCTTTCCTATTGTGACAACCATGGTGATGACGGGAGCGGAACGGCAGCGCAGGTCCAGGCAGGCTAGAGCCCAGGGCGTGGTGCTCCGGCATAAGCGTGTCGTTAATGACGAGGGCCGTGAGTGCGCTTACAGCGGACCTGGCAGCTGCGGGAACAAGTTCAAGCTCTGGTCGGCGTTCGGTCCCGGCAACGGGCCGCATGGCAGGGAGCGGCGCTGCCGGGACTGCATGGTCGCCAAGGCCACTGAGTACCTCAAGCGCGAGCCGACCGAGGTGCAGCAGCGCCGTAACGAGCGGCAGGCGAGGTACCAGCAGACCGAGACCGGCAAGGAAGTCAACCGGCGGGCGAAGATCAGGTACCGCTATGGCATCTCCGTGGGGCAGTACGACTGGCTCTGGGAGCAGCAGGACGGGCGCTGCTACTTCTGCGGCTTCGGGGAGACCGTCATTCACCATGCCTCGGGTGAGGTCATGAGGCTCGGTGTCGACCATGACCATGACTGCAGTCAGGGGCATGACCCGAAGAAGGCGTGCGAGTACTGCCTGCGCGGCCTGGCCTGCTACAACTGCAACATCTTCATCAGCCGAGCTGAGCGCTCGCAAATCCTCCGGCCCCGGGTGGCTGACCTGCTGGCCCGCCGGCCGCTGCTGGCTGCCTGACGAACCTGTCCTGCATGGACATCACCGTCGCGTTCACGGTCAGCGGGCAGCGGCAGAAGTACCTGCGCCAGGCGCTGGCCAGCTGGGCGCGCGCCCGGGGCGTGCAGGATGCGCGGATGCTGTTCTGCGTCGAGCCCGAGCCGTCGTTCCCGGTGCCGGACTTCACCGCCTGGGCCGGGGAGACGTTCTCCCGGGTCCAGGTGGCGGTCAACCCGGCCGTGCTGGGCTGCCTGGCCAACACCCGGCAGGCGATGGAGCTGGCGTTCGGCGGCGGGGCGGGCTTCGCGGTGCTGGCCGAGGAGGACATCGAGGTCAGCACCGACGTGCTGGAGTACTTCGGCTGGGCGGCCGGCCGGTACGAGCGCGACACCGACATCATGGCGGCCTGCTCGCACGTGCTGTCCAGCCGGGTCCTGCGGGGGATCTCGTGGCCGGATGCCGCGGTCCGGCTGCCCTGGTTCAGCCCGCTGGTCTGGGGCACCTGGAAGCCCTGCTGGGACGAGTTCATCGGGCCCGGCTGGGGCCCGGCCGAGGGCAACGCCCAGGGCTGGGACGTGCACCTGCGCGAGCAGCTGCGGGAGGTGGAGCGGGCCTGCCTGTTCCCGGTGCTGTCCCGGTCGCTGCACATCGGGCAGGCCAGCACCCTGTTCAGCCCGGAGCTGGCCGCGCACATGTACCCGGGCACCCGGAGCAGCTGCTTCAGCCGCGACTACCCGCCGCAGGAGTGGCGCGAGGTGATCCCCGGGCCGCAGCTGGAGATGACCGTGTAGGGGTGTCGATTCCCCCGGGCGTGGCTGGACTGTCCGGAAAGCAGGTCATCGTCGACGTGGCGGCGCTGGCTGAGCGGCTGGTGCCCGAGGGACCGCAGGAGGAGCAGCCGGCAGTCGGCGCCGGGCAGTTCCTCCAGGGTGACGGGCCGGGTGTCGCGTCGGCGGCTGGCGGGAACGCGCTGCCAGCCGGCCCGGTGTGCGCGCTGGGCCACCCGAACGTGCCCGGAGCCCGGTTCTGCGCCAGCTGCGGGCTGTCCATGGACGCGGAGACCGCGCCGCAGGTAGTCCGGGCCGAGGGCATCCGGCCGAGGCCCGCCGCTGAGCTGAGCGCGGAGGAGCTGGCCGCGCGGGAGAAGGCGCACGCCGCGGCGGTGGCCGAGACCGCCCGCTTCGAGGCCGCCCCGCCCGAGTGGGTCTACACCGAGGGCGATGCGGTGCTCATCCACTTCATCGACGACGGGCTGACCGCGTTCGGCCAGGTCTGGTACCGGGGCCAGGAGCTGGAGATCGGCCCGGACCACCCGCGGTGGGAGGAGGCCCGCGGCTGGATCATGCTGAACCGGATGCAGCAGGCGGCCCGGTGGGGCAAGCACTACTTTGAGCACGGCCCGTGGCCAGGGCGCCGCTCCTACACCGAGGGCCAGGAGAGCTACGAGCGGCTGGCCGGCACCGACCACCAGGGCAACCCGGTGACCATCCAGGGCCCGGGCGAGGAGGCGCTGCGCCGCGCCGACGCGATCGAGGCCCAGCGCGGCCGGGGCGTGCCCGCCCGGGCGTTCAGGTGACGATAGAGCCCGGAGCCGGGGGAGGGGCAGTTCTGAGCCCCGTCCTCGGAGCCAAGGGCTCCCCGGGGCGGACCAAGGCCGTGCGCGCGCCCCTCTCCCGGCCGATGTACTGGTCATGTGGCCGCTGCCCAGCGTGAACGACCTGTCCGGCTTCTCCGGCCGCCCGGCCGTCAGCTACACCTCCTACGTCAACTCGGCGCTGCTGCAGGCCGCGCTGATGTTCACCTACCTGGCCGAGCGGAACCAGGACGACTTCGGCTCGATGTCCGCGGATGACCAGCAGCTGGCCAACACCGGGGTCATGGCCATGGCGGACTACCTGTACCTGCGCTGGCCGTACCAGCAGGTGCTGGCCAGCCCGCTGCAGTCCGAGACGATCGGCTCCTACACCTACCAGAAGCCCTTCCAGGAGATGGCCCGCAACGCCCAGGCCATGGAGGTGTTCGCCGAGCGCACCGGGGTGGACCTGTTCGACCTGGCGGTCCGGATGCTGGCCAAGCGGACCAAGGCCAACGGCGTGTACTTCGGGCAGATTAGCGGGTTTGAGCGGTTCAACGAGCGCTATGACGGGGTGGGCATCCACTGGGACTCCGACGAGCAGCGGATGGTGCTGGTCGGCCCGTCCGACCGGGACCAGCTGGAGATGGTCATGTTCGACATCAACGCGCCCATCTTCCCCTCCGATCCTGGGGTCTTATTTTAGGTTGCATTTTTGCGTTAATGTCGTATGCTGGCTTCATGGGAAGGCCGCCGTCAATCAAACTCACTGCTGGTCAGCGCATCGGCAGGGGCGTGGTTATCGACCCCGAGACCAGGCTGGCTCCGACGCCTGCTGTGCCGAAGGGGCGCAGGGCCGCCCTGCTTCAGTGTGACTGCGGGACTCGTTACGAGGCGGCGCTGTTGACGCTTGTGCCTCGTAGGGGGGATGGCCGGATCAACACCACGTCTTGCGGGTGTGCTCAGCGGGAGATTGCAGGCGAATACGGTAAGCGCACAATCTGTGAGGCTCATTCGGCCTGGGTTGAGTCCCGTGGTCTGGGCGGGCTCTCCATGACTCCGCTGTACCGCACCTGGGCCGCAATGAAGAACCGGTGCGAGTATCCGGGCAATCCCCGGTATCAGCACTACGGAGGCCGGGGCATCGAGGTCTGCGACCGCTGGCAGGATGTACGCCAGTTCATCGAGGACATCCTGGCGGAGATCGGGCCTTGCCCCGGGCGGGGCTGGACGCTGGACCGGAAAGATAACGACAAAGACTACGAGCCCGGTAATGTGCGGTGGGCTACGTGGTCGCAGCAGAATCGCAATCGGCAGCCGCGTAACGGGCGGGCGAAGGGGGCTAGCCGGGAGAAGGTGACCGGGTTGTGGGTAGCGCGCGTGCACCTGGGCCGGTTTGCTACCGAGCAGGAGGCCGCGGACGTTTACCAGCGCGCGGTTGCCGTCCTGGAGCGCGAGGGCATCCTCACGTAGGGCGTATAACCAGGTATGGCCAAGCGCATCCTGGTCACCGTCTCGCGGACCTACGACAACCCCGCCGAGATGGAGCGCGTGCTGCGCGCGGCGTGGACCTGGGCGCCGGGCGCGGTGCTGGTGCACGGCGCGCAGAAGGACAGCGACCTGAGGGCGGTCCGGATCTGGGCGTCCCTCGGCGGCCAGGACGAGCCGCACCCGGTCCGCTGGCGGCCTGAGTGGAACGAGGGCAAGGTCTGGAAGTTCGCCGGGTTCGACCGCAGCGAGAAGATGGCGAAGCTCGGCGCTGACCTGTGCCTGGCCTTCTTCGGCCCGTGCGACCGGGAGGACTGCTCGCTGCGCGGCAAGCACGCCTCGCACGGCGCCTCCCACTGCTCCGGCTACGCCGACCGGGTGTGCGGCATCATGACCCGGCGGTTCGGGAGTCCGATTCCCAGGGCGTGACTGCGGATGCCCGTGAGGCCGCGTACTGGGAATCGCGCTGCCGGTACTGCGAGGCTCCGCTGCGCCGGGACGGCGGCTGCTGCATGTGGTACGGCGAGCCGCACGACCTCCCGTATCGGGAGCGCCAGTGACCACGCCATACACCCCGTTCGCCCCGAGCCAGGCGGGCCTGGCCGTGTTCTACACCTCCACGGTGCAGGTGCTGCGGCTGACCGAGACGCTGCAGGCCGGCGGCGGCATGACCATGTCCTGGCAGCCGGTGACCACCATCGTGGACCCGCTGACCAGCGTGGTGGGCCAGCTGCGCTGCCGGATCGACCTGACCCACCTGCGGCCGGGCAAGGACCTGCCGTCGCCCATGGTGGCGGGCCGCGCCCCGGACCGGGTGGGCGTGATGTACTTCAGCCTGTCCCCGGACGCCAACGGCGCGCCGCAGGTGCTGGCCGCGGACCGGGTGCGCTGCGTGGCCGGGCCGATCTTCGGCACCTTCGAGGTGCGGCTGATCCCCGACGTCGCGCAGGACCTGACCGGCGCCCACCACGCCGAGGTGCAGGTCATCGAGGTGTCCCAGCAGCTCGGCACGGGCAGCCCGACCCCGTTCCCCGGCAGTCAGCCCTGAGATGGGCGTCGTCTACGTCACCGTCGACCTGGACGGCGCCGGCGACGAGCTGGACCGGCTGGCCAGGGGGCCCGGCCCGGCCACGATCGGCCGCTGGGAGGGCGCGCTGCTGATGTGCTACGCCGTCAGCGAGGCCCGGGCGCACGTCATCACCGGGTTCCTGAAAGCCTCCGGGCACCCCGAGTCCAGCTTCACCGCGGGCGAGTGGTCCGGCCAGGTGAATTTCGCCCGGCACCCGGGCATCTTCGAGCTGGCCCGGGACGACCGGCCGACCCGGCACCACGCCGGCGGCCACTACTTCTTCGACCCGGGCGGGCCGGAGTTCGAGCGCGAGGTGCGGCAGGCGCTGTGGGACTGGGTGACCGACGGCAAGGGCGGCCCGGCCCCGGCCGGAGGCCTGGGCCCGTACTCCGGCGGGTACTGACGGGCCGGGCCTCCTTAGCTGACCACGAGGAAGACCCGGCCCGGACCGCCGTAGCGGGAGAGGTTCCAGCGCACCTTGGGGAAGTGAGGTGACGAGCCATGATTGCCCGGCGGCGCGGTATGGTCCCTGAGCGGGTTCCCACTGTAGTCCCCCGCCGGGCCCGCTGTCCCGATATTGCCGGACGTGGATGATGTCGCGTCGGGCGCTGTTCGCTACCTGGCCGCCTTCCCCGATGTCACCGGGCTGCTCGGGGCCTTCCCCGCCGGCGACCCGATCGCGGCGAACGCCGGCCAGCCGTGGCTGTTCGCCGACACCAACGCCGGGGTCCTCAAGGTCATGGAGGGCAGCTCGGCCGCCGCGGTGGTGTGCGGTGACTTCGGCGGCTGGTCGGTGGCCGAGCCGCTCGGCACGCTGCGGTTCAGGCGGCTCCGCCTGGACGTGTGGGTGGACCCGGTGCGGGACTCCGGCTCCAATGTCACCGAGTCCAGCAGCCTGACCACTAACCGGGGCCTGGCCGTGTTCGCCGCGGTGCAGTTCCGGCTGCAGCGCACCGACCCGGACGCGGTGCTGTGGGGCAACCTGGTCACCACCGACTGCCACCTGCTCACCGACATCCAGTTCCTGCCGGTGCCGGACGGCGACATGCTGCAGCGGGGCACGGCCTACTACGGCGTGAGTTGCGCAGGGTGGGCCGGTTAGCCGGTTGGGCGCCCCGTAGTACGGGGTATGGGACGAATCGCGCGTGATGTAGCTGAGCGCTTCTGGGAGAAGGTGGATCGCCGGGGTCCTGGTGAATGCTGGCCCTGGCAGGCAGGCTGCAGTCGGCAGGGGTACGGGAAGTTCGAGCTGAACCCAGGTCAGCTCGAAGTTGTTCGGGTGGGGCATTATCCGGCGCACCGGGTGGCTTACCGCTTGATTCACGGACGGTGGCCGGTACCGCACGGCCTGCACGGGTGTGACAATCCGCCGTGTTGCAACGCAGAGAACCCGGAGCATGTGCACGAGGGCACTCCAGCGCAGAACATCCAGGAAATGTACGATCGCGGACGGGCTGATGCTTCCCGTCAAGCGGCCAGTCTCCGGCTCCGGTCTGCTGTCCATCCTTGTGGAGGTGACAGCCCCTGTTCGGCTCTCACCTGGGCGCAGGCCGAGGAGATCCGTGTTCGTTACGCAGCGGGCGGAGTGTCATGCGAGACTCTTGGTTTGCGTTATGGCGTTAGCGAGATGACTGTGAGTCGTCTCGTACGTGGGCTGCGCTACGTCCGATTATGCTGCTCGCCGCTCAAGAGCCGGGGAGGTGGTTCAGTGACCGGGCAGCGCCCCCTGAAGGTGATTGTCAAGTCACCATTTTTAGCCAGTACAGCGGCTACGGCACCGACGGCTTCGGGCTGCTCCGCGCGCTGCACCGCTGGGGCTGCGAGGTCTACCCGCAGCCGGTCTGGGTGGACGTCCCCATCCCGGGCGACCTGCTGCACCTGTTCGGCCGCACCCTGGCCGCGCCGTTCGACTTGCTCATCAATCACTGGGACCCCGGCCACCTGTTCATCACCAGGGAGGCCCGCCTGGCCACCCGGGTGGCGGTGGCGTGGACCATGTGGGAGTTCGCCGGCGGCCCGGGCAAGGACGGCCAGGGCGTGTCCGGGCTGGTGCCGCACTGCAAGGGCCGCACCCTGCTGCCGCGGAACCTGCGCTGGTTCGACATGCTGCTGGGCTATGACGAGGTGAGCCTGGCCGCCCTGGAGCCCTACACCCCGCGCAAGGTGCGCCGCGGCGTGCTCCAGGGCGGCTATGACAGCAGCGACTGGCGTCCGCTGAGCCGGGACTGGGACAGCCCCCGGTTCGGCTTCCTGATGCACGGCGCGCTGAACAAGCGCAAGGCCCCGTGGACCGCCGTGCAGGCGTTCACCGCGCTGAAGTTCGAGCGGCCCGGCCCCTGGCCCGAGGGCTTCGACGACGCCAGCCTGGCGCTGCACACGGTCGCGCCGGGGGACCTGTTCCCCGAGCTGAACGAGCCCTTCGAGGCCCAGCGGATCAAGGTGTTCGTCGACGCGTTCGACCACCGCACGCTGGAGGAGTTCTACAAGGCCGGGCACTGCCTGCTGGCGCCGTCCCTGGGCGAGGGCAAGAACCTGCCGGCGCTGGAGTTCATGACCACGGGCGGGGCGGTCGCGGCCACCGCGTTCGGCGGCCACATGCAGTGGATGAACGCGGACTACGCCTACCCGCTGGAGTACGAGCTGACCCCGACGTTCGAGCAGTGCCCGTGGGGCGCGCACAGCGCCCGGGTGCCCATCGAGCACCTCAAGGACGTCATCTGGCACATCTACGCGCACCGTGACGAGGCCCGCCGCAAGGGCGCGCTGGCCGTTGACGTCATCCCCAAGATGTGCGACTGGCAGGTGGTGCTGGAGGCGCTGTTCCGGCGCATCCGGGACGAGGTGAAGGGCCCCGGCCCGGCCATCTACGACCTGGCCATGGGCTGCCGCCAGGAGGACGGGGACCTCAGCCTGGGCGCCCTGATGGCCCCGGCCGGGTGGAGGCGGGCGTGATGGTGACGATCAGCCCGGGCATGGCGGCGGAGGACCTGATCGTGGTCGAGGTGCGGTGCCCGGTCCCGGCGGAGCTGCCCAGCGGGCGGTGCAGGCCGGGCCGCCTGCTGCTGAAGCTGCGGCTGCGCGGCGAGGTGCCGTCCTACGTGCACCCGGACAACCTCATCGAGCTGAGCTGCGAGGACTGCAAGTACCGGCTGAAGCTGGCCGGGGTCCGGGTGGGCCGGGTGCTGCACCGCTACGACCTGGCCGGCGTCCTTTGGGAGACTCTGACTGAGGGAGGCCCTGGTCTCGGGTTAAGCTCGCCTCTCAGGAGGTGGGGGCGGTGGCGCGGTCGGGAACGATCAGGCGTGATGCCAAGCAGATGCCCTGGTACCACGTGCCGCTGCCGCGGTGCGAGGCGCGGCGGAAGGCCGACGATGCGCAGTGCGTCTTCAGCGCCCGGTACGAGGGCCACCCGCATAACGGCAACGGCCAGCCGGTCGGGCTGTGCAAGACCCACGCGGACATGGCCGACTTCCCGACCCGGCTGATCCGCGTGAAGAAGATTACGCTCCGGAGGGCCTGATGACGGATGATCCCGGGCTGGTGTTCCCCCGCACCGAGGTGCCGGCCGAGGTGGCGGAGGCGCTGGTCTCCATCGCCACCTTCGCCGCTGACCACGAGGCCATGAAGCCCAGGCCGCGCAGCGCCGTCCGCAACCCGGACGGCGGAGTCCAGGGCGAGACGCAGGCCGAGCTGACCCGGCGCCTGGTCGGCGCTGCCGTGCTGCACCTGGTGGAGATCGGCCTGCTGGTCGTGCCGGAGGACTTCGCCGCCCGGCTGGACGACTGGCTGCCGGTGTCCCGGGACGCCGGGCGCTAGATGCCGGGGATGCGGTTCGTCCCCGGCGGCGTGCATCGGGAGCGGGACGGCAACAAGCGGCCGGCCGAGTGGTACATCATCTGGCTGGGCGTGCCGCGTGCCGAGGGAAGCGTGATCATCGGCCGGTCCCGGCGGCTGCGGCGGCACCAGGAGCACCGGTTCTTCCCTGAGACCGGCGAGCCCTGCCGCGAGATCCAGGGCTGGGTCAAGGGCGTGCAGTGGCTGCTGGAGGTCCGCGAAAGTCACGCGGAGGTCACGGAAGATAGTCCGTGACCTGCGGAGTTTACCTGCGGGACACCTTGCCCGCTTGTTAGGGTCGCCCCGTTCAGTAACCTACTGGCCCGCAGGAGGCCAGCCGCAGGGTACTGGCGCGGCCGGGGCTCCTGCCGGGCGGGGAGAGCCATGCTGGAGTATGCCCGAAGTACCATCCGAGCGGCCAGGCTGGCCGCCCTGCTCGCCGTCGCGGCGGCTGCCGCCATCGTGCTGCCGCGCGTTCCTGCCCACCCGCCGCCGCAGGCGCCGGACCGGCTGGAGCCGGCCGGGCCGCACGGCGGCCACCGCCTGATCCTCCTGGCGGGCTACCAGAGGCCGCTGGCGGCCCGCGTGTCCCGGTCCGGCCGGACGTACCTGATCCGGCCCGGCGACACGCTGGGGGCCATCTCAGAGCGTTTCTGCGGCACCCGGGCCGACTACCCGGGCCTGGCCGCGGCCAACGGGATCGGTGACCCGGACCTGATCTACGCCTGGCACGCCATCCGGATCGTCTGCCAGGCCGGCGGGTTCCGGCCCGGCGGCGGCGGCCGGGCCATCCGCCACGCCAGCTCCGGCGGCCGGGTTTGGGGGATCACCTACGGGTACCCCAACTTCTGCGGCGACGGCGACGGCGACGGCTGGGACGTCAGCTGCTCGACCCGGCACCACCACGAGTCAGGGGGGCGCCACCTGGCCCGGGCGGCTGTCGCCGTCGGCAGCTACCGGGCCGCGCCGGGCTCGTTCGAGTCCTGTGTCATCGCCCGCGAGTCCGGCGGCCGGGCCGACGCGGTCAACCCCACGTCCGGGGCGGGCGGCCTGTACGGGTTCCTGCCGTCCACCTGGCACGCGCTCGGCTACTCCGGGCTCCCGGAATACGCCCCCGCCTGGCTGCAGCACCAGGCCTTCGAGAAGGAGTACGCCATCGCCGGGACCAGCCCCTGGTCGCCCTACGACCATTGTTAGATGTGTGATGGAGGTAGTCTGCAGCCGTCATATGCTTAGCGCATGCAGCTACCTCCTCGCATAGATGAGAAGTTTGGCCGTTGGACTGTGACCGGCGAAGTCTCCTGGCCGGGCGGCCGGGCGGCGGTCCCGTGTCGGTGTGATTGCGGGACTGAGCGTCTTGTGCTGGTGCAGAGCCTTCGTCGAAAGAACCGGGCCAACCCGAGTTGCGGGTGCTGGAGGCGTGAGCGAACAGCAACGATCGTCAGTGAGACACGTTGGAAGGATTCGCATGGCCTCAGGGGGCACCCTCTCTATCAGACTTGGCGCGGCATGATGAGACGGTGTTACGACGAAACGGACTTCCATTACCCGCGCTGGGGCGGTCGCGGCATCGAGGTCTGCCGGGAATGGCACGACGTGCGGGTCTTCGTCGCGTGGATCGAGGCCAACCTAGGTCAGCGGCCTCCTGGTCACAGCCTGGACCGCAAGGACAACGATGGCCCGTATGCCTGGTGGAACGTCCACTGGGCGACGGCCCTGCAGCAGTACGAGAACAGCAGGCTGCTGCGTGATCCCGGCACAGGCCGTTTCCTGTCTCCCGACGACTGACGGGGCCGATGACGAGGGCGGAGGACCACGGGCCTCCGCCCTCTCGTCGTCCCTGGAGGCGTCATGCCCGAGCCCGGCGCGTATGGCCGGAGAACCCCCAAGCGCGGCCCCGCCCTGCAGTTCAGCCGGTGGCGGGCCGGGGCCCCGCTGCTGTACCCGTCCGGGGTCGACTACCTGGCCCGGCTGAACGGCGGCTGGCAGATGCTCTCCAACGACGTGGCCGGCGACTGCGTGTCCGTCACCTGGGCCAATGCCCGCCGCCTGGTCACCTCGCTGCTGGCCCCGCCGGGGCACTACCCCACCCAGGACCAGGTGTGGGCCTTCTACAAGACCCAGAACCCCGGCTTCGACCCGGCCGGCACCGCGGACACCAACGGGCCGGGCAGCCGCGAGGACAACGGGATGGACATCCAGACCGCGCTGGAGACCCTGGTCCGCGACGGCGGCCCGGACGGGGCCAAGGCGCTGGCTTTCGGCAAGGTCGACACTCGCGACGTCAGCGAGGTCAAGGACGCCATCGCCGTCTTCGGCTATGTCTGGACCGGGGTGAACGTGCAGGCCGCTAACCTCGACCAGTTCCGCGCCGGGAGGCCCTGGGACTACGTGGCCGGCAGCCCGCCGGACGGCGGGCACTCCGTGCTCACCGGGGGCTACGGGCTGCCCGGCGGCGGCGCGCTGGCCGGCGACGAGAAGTTCATCACCTGGGCGGCCGAGACCAGCTTCACCGACGCCTACTGGGGCAGCCAGGCCGAGGAGGCCTGGGTGTGCATCTGGCCTGAGCACCTGGGCTCCCGCGCGTTCGCCGAGGGAGTCGATAGGACCGCGCTCGCGGCCGACTTCTTGCAGGTGACCGGCCGCCCGCTGAGCCTGGGCTGAGGCGCGCCGTGCACCCGGGCGTCGTCATCGGCGGGCTGGCCGGGCTGAGCGCCGCGCTATCCCTGGTGACCGCCATCGGCCGGGCGCTGTACAAGGCGGTGGCCACCGCCCAGCAGAATGCCGGGGCCGTCGAGAAGCTGGTCACTGACGTGGCCGAGCTGCAGGACCAGGCGACCGCGCATGACGCCCAGCTGGGCCAGCTCGGCAAGGTGCTCGCTGACGTGGGCGAGCTGCAGGACCAGGCGCACGACCACGACACCCGGCTGGCCGTCATGGAGGCGCTCGGGGAGAACGACCCGCAGGACGGTGGCAAGTGAAGAGGCTGGCCACCCCGCAGGCGCTCGTCATCGGCGCCGCGGTCCTGGCCGGGCTGGTGGTGCTGTTCCTGGCCGGGATCTACGTGCTGGTCAGCTGGTACGTCCAGGCCAACGATGACCGCTGGTGCTCGTACTTTGCGGTGGTGACCCAGCACGTGCCGGGGGACGGGGACCGTGCCCTGGTCATCGAGCTGCGGCAGGCCGAGCGGGAGGCGGGCTGCGGTCGATTATCCACGGCAGACGCACTCGCCGAGCCAGGAGGGCACGCGGGCATGGCCACACTAGCAAGCTCGTACGCAGGTACCCCGTTCGAGGGCTTCTCGCTCTCCCACGCAGCCATCCTGAACGGCGCGACCGGCGCGGAGGCCTCCACGGTCTATGGCGTGCGGAATGGCACGATCAGCACCGACCAGGGCAACTTTGAAAACACCGGTGACGATGTTGTCCTGTCCGAGCATTTCTGGATCAATTTCGCGAACGTGACCATTGAAGAAGGCTTCGTGCCATTCTCCACGATCGCGCTGATCACCGGTACGACGGTCACTAGCTCGGGCGCAGCGGGTGCTGACTACTACGCTATTCCGCTGTGGACGCTCAACTCGATGAACGCTGTCACCCAGCCGCTAGCAATTCGCGTGCCGTCAAAGGACGCGGGCGGGCAGGTACGGACGCTCGATTTCGTCCTTTACCGCGTGCAATTCCAGCCCTTTAACTTTACTGGTCCGTCGTACAAGACCGGCCTTTCCTGTTCCATCGCGGGGCGCGCGCTATTCAGCGGCGTGAACGAGATCGGCGGGGCGCTGCCCGCGTCCTACCCGCAGTCGATTGGCCGCCTGGTGGCCTGGCCGGGTGCCCAGACCGGAGCGTTCGTCCCCGAGCCGTTCGGCGCGGGCGGCGGCACGATCGTCTAGCCATGGCCACTCCCGCTCCTGCGCAGCAGGGCTACAGCACCCGGTGGTGGTTCCTGTTCCGCATTTTCATGCTGGTCAGTGCCGTCTGTTTCCTGTTCTCCGCGCTCACCTTCGGCGGCCACAGGATTCTGTCCGCCAACGGCTACGAGTGGCTGGCGGCCGGGTTCGCGGCCTGGGCGTTCGCCTGGGCGGTGCCGTGACGGTGCCGATGGCACCGGGTAAATCCGCCTAGAGCCCCCGGAGGGCCGCCATGGCCGAATCAGAGCTGGACAGGCTCGACCCAGAGCCGGTCATCGTCAAGATGTCTACCGGGTTCGCTGTCGAGGTGGTCCGGCTGCGGACCCGGCAGTTTTTTCGCCTGCTGCGGGTGCTGACCAACGGCGCCGGCCCGGCCATGATGCAGGCCGGGCTCAACTTCCGCGACAACCCGGACGACTTCACCCAGAAGTTCCTGATGCTGGTGCTGATGAGCATCCCGGATGCCGAGCAGCAGGCCATCATGTTCCTCCAGTCGATGCTCAAGCCGGCCGGGCTGGCCGACAAGCCGGACAGCCAGCTGACCAAGCAGCAGAAGGAAGACAACCAGGGGCTGTGGGACCGGTTTAACGAGGAGCTGTTCAACCCCGAGCTGACCGACACCATCGACCTGATCGAGGTGATGGTCCGGCAGGAGGCTCCGGAGCTGCAGGCCCTGGGAAAACGGCTGCAGGCCATGATGGCGGTGTTTCAGAAGACGGGCCAGGACCAGGAGCCGCCGGAGCCGGAGCCGAGCGTGCAGGACCTGGCCTCGCAGGGGCCTTCGCCAGCGCCTTCGACATCATCTCCAGCGAGTACGGATGGCGAGACGAGGACATCTTCGACCTCTCCCTCGGACGCCTCCGGCAGGTCGTCGAGGCCATCGGAGTCCGCCGGCAGCGTGAGCACCTGATCCGCCTGCGGCTGGCCGAGTGGCAGGTCAAGACGGTGTGCATCTTCATCGGGGCGCAGGCGATGGTTGACACGGACAAGACCGGCGGGCGCAACCCGCTGGTCGATGCCGCGCTGGCCATCGACGCGCTCGGCGGCCGGACCGCGGAGGAGCTGGAGCTGGACGCCATCCGCGGGGAGCGGGTGGCCGACCGGGTCGAGGACGATCCGCGGTTCGCCCCGCAGCCCGCCGACCCGGAGCACGGCGTGGAGGCGAGCAACGCCGACGGCAGCTTCGAGCGTCTGATGCAGCTCATGGGGGGCGGCTCCAGGCCGCCCATGCCGGACATCAACAGCCGCGTCAACGGGGACGGGGGGTGAGGCCGTGCGCTCGTGCGTAGTAATAAGCATGCTGAAACTTTCAGATGCTCAGGTCGCTGAAATCAGGCAGCTCTGGCTGGCTGGTGGTATCTACCAGCACGAGCTTGCTGCTCGGTTCGGCGTCTCGCAGGCCCTGATAAGCCACATTGTTCGCGGGCAGTTGCATGTCAAGCCCCGTGGGCGGAATCGGCCGCCTGGGGGCCGGATCACCGAGGAGGGCCGGGAGTGCTCGCGGTGTCAGGTCTTCAAATCCTGGGCCGAGTTCTCTCCGCTCCGTCAGTCCAGGCTGACCGGTCATCAGTCGGCCTGTAAATCCTGCCGGAATGTCAAGACCAAGGAGGCTGTAGCGAAAGATCCAGGGGCGAAGCGTCTTGCTGCCTGGGCGTCGTACCTCGTGAGGAAGTACGGCATTACTGCAGAGCAGTACGCCTGGCTGGCGGAGCGGCAGGGACACAAGTGCGCGCTCTGCCTGCAACCGGAGACCCAGCGACGGCGTGTCGACCGGCACGGCATTGTCCGGGTGGTAGATCGCCTGGGCGTGGATCATGATCATTCCTGCGATCGGCACGGGCTGACTCAGGCCTGCATCTGGTGCATACGCGGCCTGCTCTGCGATGACTGCAACCGGCTGCTCGGGTTCGCCGAGGCTAAGCCGCTTGTAGCTGTCCGGTTCGCTGATTACCTGGGCATGCGCCCCTTCTTGACGGAGGGAGGTGGTGCCCGAATGCAATACTCAGAGGCTGTGGGCGTGAATAATGCCTGAATACAGCGGTCCTGAGTACTGGTTATCGCCTGGTATGTCATCTACAAGGCGATAGCTAGACCCTGATCAGCTGACTTCGGCGACCTCATGCGGGACGCCAAGAAGGCCAAGGAAGCCCTGAAGGACATGGCCGACGCGGCCCGGGACGAGTCTGCGGCCGAGAAGACCGGCGCCGAGCAGGCGGCCCAGGCGCGCCGCCAGGACATCAGCGTCATCCGGGACCAGGGCCACGCGCTGGACCAGCTGGCCGCGTCGGCCAAGCAGAGCAACGTCCAGGCCCTGTACGGCGGCCGGTCGGACATGCAGCAGCACCTGGCCGACCTGGCCAAGGAGGAGCAGCTGCAGACGCTGCTCAACCGCGCGCGGAACATGGGCTTCACCACCCCGCAGCAGTACCAGGCCTACCGGCAGCAGCTGCTCGCGCTGGCGCTGAACGAGAACAAGGCCCGGTTCGGCGGGTACCTCACCCCGGACCAGTGGCTGACCTACCTGCAGAAGGAGATCACGGCCACCAACCTGGAGACCGCCGCGATGAAGAGCCGGGCGGCGGCCATCCGGGACGAGACTTCCGCGATGCTGGAGTACGATAACGCGGTCCAGGGCACTCACCAGTCGATCGGCCAGCTGGGCGAGGGCCTGTCCGCCGCCAACGCGTACGCCGCCGCGCTGACCGGCCTGCCGGACGTGGTGGTCACCCAGGCCGACTTCGACGCCAGCCGGGCGATGACCCAGCTGGCCATGTACCGGGCCGCGCTGATGGCGCTGCCGTCGGTGACCCGGCTGGCCATCATGCCCGGGCAGCCGCCCGAGCCGGGGCCGCCCATCCCGATCGGCCCGCCCGAGCCGGGCGCGCTGCCGCCGCCGGACCGCCGGGCGCTGCCGCCGGGCACCATGGGCGAGGGTCCGGGCTCCGGCTGGCGCACCGTCGGCGGCATCGAGGCGTTCATCGCCAGCGTGCTGCGCGCCGTCCAGGCCGCCGACCGGTACCAGGATGCCGAGGCGGGGCTGGCGTTCACGGTGCGCGGCCTGGACGGGGACCAGCGGTCGGCGGCGGCCAGCGCCTACCTGATCAGCCTGGCGCAGCGGGTGCTCGCGGACGACACGGGCAAGGCCACGGCCAGCATCGAGGAGCTGCGCGCGGCGTGGGCCAAGCTGACCGACGAGGAGCGGATCGCGCGCGCGGGCGGCGCGTTCGGCGCCCCGCCGCTGCCGCCCCGCGGGCCGCCCGGGCCGCCGGGGCTTCCGCCCGGGCCGCCGGAGCCGCCCGCCCTGCCGCCCGGGGGAGGGCCGGGGCCGGATGACGCCCGGGCGGCCGAGGCGTCGGCTGAGGCGATGGACCGGCTGCGCGGCGCGCAGGACGCCGAGGCCCAGTCCTCGGACCGCACCGCGCAGGAGTGGCTGCGGATGGCCGAGTCCGCGGATACCGCCACCCGCGCCGCGGCCTACGTCCGGGCCGCCGCCATCGCGGAGCGGCTGGCCCAGCAGCAGGCGGGGGACGCCGCGGAGAAGGCAGGACGGCAGGTCGAGGCCACCGTGCCGGGCCTGATCAAGGCGACCGGCGGCTGGTTCGGCCTGGCTGGCACGCTGACCGTGTTCGGCGGGTTCATGGGCACCGTCGCGGTCTGGCACGTGGTCCTGGACGCCCTCATCGAGGCGGTGGCCATCCTCATCCCGGCCATCGTCACGCTGATCGCCGGGCTGGCCGCGTTCGGCCTGGCCGGCCTGGACGCGGGCAAGGCCGTCTACAACCGGCTCGTCGACGTCTACAACGTCAGCGATGCCTGGGGCGCCTCGCTGCCGCCGCTGACCGGCAAGCTGGAGAAGCTGCACGAGCAGGTCCGGCCGATGGTCTGGCAGCTGTACGGCGATGCGATCGACATCGTGACCAGCAAGAACGGCATCTTCAACAGGCTGGCCGTCGAGACCGGCCGCGAGGTGGACCGGCTGGCCGGCAAGCTCACCGTCTTCGTGGACCAGGCCAGCAAGGGACTCGACAAGTTCTTCGCCGTCGGCGGCCAGAACCTGGCCCAGCTCGGCCGCATCCTGGCCAGCCTGGGCAACGCCTTCATGAACCTGATCCGGGTCACCCAGCAGACCCATATCGACCAGATTTTCCTGCAGATCCTGGTCGCTGCGTCCAAGCTCCTGGACATGCTCACCCGGCTGCCGACGCCGATCCTGGCGCTGATCGTCGGCATCCACGGGCTGTGGCTGTGGGGCGGGCTGCTGGCCACGATCCTCTTGAGCCTGCTGAACCCGATCAAGTCGGTAGCGCTGGCGCTGGGCGGGCTGGCCGCCACCCAGGTGGCCAAGAACGCCTCGTCCTGGACCCGGCTGACCACCGTGCTCGGTGACATCGTGGCCGGGTTCGCCGCCATCCCGGGCCGCATCACCGGCCTGCTGGTCTCGCTTGGCGTCCTCACCGGGGCCACCGATGCCGCCGCGGCCAGCGAGGACGGGCTGGCCGCCTCGGCCGGGGCAGCCGCCATCGCCGAAGAGGCCGAGATGATGGCGACCGGGGAGCTGGCCGCCGCCGAGGTCGTGGCGACCGGGATGACGTTCAGCCTGGCCGGGGCGATGGGCGTGCTGCTGGCCGCGCTGCCTTACGCCGCCATCATCGCCGTGGTCGCCGCCATCGGCTTCTTCATCTACAAGGTGGCCACGGCCAAGGACACCACCCAGCAGTGGATCGACTCGCTGAACGCCGGGCTCGGCAAGTCCGGCCTGGGCAACGTGATCGCCAATACCATCCAGAACCTGGCCGCGGTCACCCAGCAGCTGGCCGCCGTCCAGCACGGCGCCACCGGGAACGCCTCGGAGCTGTCCGCTGCGCAGGCCGACCTGAGCGGCAAGCTGCAGACCGAGCTGGGCCACGTCGGGCAGGTATCCAAGGCCTACGGCACCGACCTGGCCGGGGCGCTGGCCCTGCTCAACACTGCCGGGGTCAAGACCAGCGACCTGTTCACCAACCAGGCCAACGTGTGGGCTGCGGACCTGCAGCAGGTCAAGGGCCTGGTCGACGGCTACCGGAACATGGGCCAGGGGCTCACCCAGCTGCAGGGCGACGTGTCGGTGCAGATCATCCTGCAGTCCGACGCGCTGACCGCGATGAACAAGCTGAACCAGGCGTGGGACCAGTGGTTCACCATCGTGACCGGCGGCCAGACCGACCTGGTCAAGTTCCTGCAGACCTATCAGTCGCTCACCCAGCAGCAGCAGGTGGCCGGGGCCTCCACCTCCGGGCTGAACAGCCAGAGCCTGGCCCTGCGCAGCACCTACAACCAGCTGCTGCCGCAGGCCGAGAGCTACGTCGACTGGGTACGCACCCAGGCCGCGGTCACCCAGAGCGGCGAGTCCGGGCAGAAGCAGCTGACCCGGGCGGTGCGCGACTACGCCGACATCCTCGGCCCGGCGGCCGGCGGCAACAAGGCGCTGCAGGACTCGGTGATCGCGCTCATCAACGAGGTCGACCCGAGCATCACCACCTGGCAGCAGGCCACCAAGTGGATGGGCAAGCAGGGCGCGGCCCAGGCCGCGGCCGACCTGAACACCCAGGCCACCCAGCTGGAGAAGCCGCTGTCCGACCTGCAGCAGGACGCCCAGAAGCTCGGCGCCTCCCTCCAGAACGACCTCGTGCCGGCCATGACCAACGCCACCAAGGGGGCGCTCGGCGCGCAGTCCAAGTTCAACACCTTCTCCGATGACCTGTTCAAGTTCGGGCCGAACAGCCAGAAGACCATCGACGCCGCCGCCCAGGTGGCCTCGGTCCTGATCGCGATCGACGGGAACAGCAAGAAGGCACACGACCAGTTCGTCGCCTGGGCCGGCACCATGGGCGTGACCCGGGACCAGGCCGAGCAGCTGTGGAAGTCCGCCACCAAGATCGGCTCGGCCAAGTACCAGCTGCAGGTCGAGGACAACATCAAGCACGTGCAGTCCAGGCTCGACGTGCTGCAGGCCGAGCTGGGCAAGACCACCGACCCGAAGAAGCGCAAGCTGATCGAGCTGGAGATCAAGTACGAGAAGGACAAGCTCGACCAGCTCAACGGGCAGCTGATCACCGCGGCCGGCAACGCGGGCAAGATCGACAAGAACATCGCCGGGGCGGGCAACACGGCCGGCAAGCTGGCCCAGTCCAGCGTCTGGGCCCAGATCCGGGACAAGATCAGCTGGGCGCTGTCGCAGCCTACCGGGATCTCCGAGATCGAGAAGTTCTTCACCAAGACCCTGCCCAACAGCTCCGCGGTGGGCAGCAAGTCGGCCGCCCAGCACTGGGCCGACAACTTCAACCGCACCGTCGGCCGCGTCTTCACCAGCGACATCCCGCACTGGGCGACCACCGCCGCCGGCGCCGTCTCCGGCTCGTGGATCACCGGCTGGCACGGGTTCTACAACAACGTCCAGACCCCGGTGCACAACTTCTTCAACACCCAGATCCCGAGCTGGGCGGCCAGCGCGGGCGGGTTCCTGGGCCGCGACTTCTCCAGCTGGTACAACAGCTTCCACGGCAACTTCATCGTGTTCGTCGGCCGCGCCTTCATGAACCTGATCCCCGGCTGGATGGGCGGCGCGACCGCCGCCTGGGGAAAGAGCACCTCGGGGATGGCCCAGGGCTGGGCGAACAACGTCAACCGCACCGTCGGTCACTTCTTCACCTCGGACGTCCCGAACTGGGCCACCAGCTTCGGGTCCACGATGTGGTCGACCGGGGTGGGCATCTGGCACGGGTTCTACAACAACGTGCAGACCCCCATGCACACCTTCTTCAACACCACCATCCCGAACTGGCTGGGCGGCTTCGTCAGCGGGTCCGACAGCAGCGCGGTGTCGATCTGGCACGGGTTCTACAACAACGTCCAGACCCCGGTGCACAACTTCTTCAACACCCAGATCCCGAGCTGGCTGTCCGGGATGGTCGGGTTCTTCGCCGGCTCCTGGATCATGACCTGGCACGACTTCTACTCCTCGGTGTGGACCCCGTTCCACGACTGGATCACCAAGACCCTCCCGAACTGGCTGTCCAGCGACCTGGTGCCCGGCTTCAAGCTGGCCTGGGACAACGTGTGGGGCGGCTTCAAGAACGCGGGCCGGGACGCCATCAACTGGGTCATCGACCACGTGATCAACCACGGGATCTTCGCCCTGATCAACGACGTGACCGGTGTCTTCGGGGTGCACATCCACGACATCGGGCTGGTCAAGGCCTCCGGCGGCGACGTCCCCTTCGCCCGGATGGCCTCTGGCTCGGTGGCCGGCCCGAGCGCGGTGGACGGCACCCCGATCCTGGCCATGGGCGGGGAGTACGTGCTGCGCCAGTCGGCCCGGATGGCGCTGCAGTCCGCCTACGGCCCGGGCTTCCTGCCGATGCTCAACCAGGCGGACAGCTGGCTCGGCTCGGGCTCGCGCGGCATCGCCGCCTCGCAGCGCTACGCCCTCGGCGGCCAGGTCAACCCGGTCGGCCCCGGGCTGACCCCGGAGCGGGTCGACATGGGCGTGGACTACGGTGGCTCCGGGCCGCTGTACGCGATCGGCTCCGGCACGATCAGGAACCTGTACAACAGCGGCTGGCCCGGCGGCACCTTCATCGACCTCCAGCTCAACCCGTTCTTCGGCACCGGGTACTGGTACTACGCCGAGGACATCACCCCGGCCGTCAGCATCAACCAGGGCGTCTCCGCCGGGCAGCGGATCGGCACCGCCTGGGGCGGCCCGTCCGGCATCGAGATCGGCTGGGCCTCCGGCGTCGGCGGGCAGACCGCCGCCGCCCGCGATGGCCAGGAGAACAAGCACGGCGACCCGGGCGCGTTCCCGACCGCGTGGGGCGTGGCGGCCAGCAACCTGATCAAGTCGCTCGGCGGCCCGCCCGGCATCATCTCCGGCCCCGTCCACGGCGGCACGCCGGGGTTCGGCGGGTTCGTCGGGGCCATCGAGGGCTTCCTCGACGGGGCCGGCAGCGCGCTGACCGGTGCGGGCCGCGCGCTCGCCGGGCTGATCGGCGGCTCGGCGTCCAGCATCCTCGCCCTGGCCCGCAAGGGCGCCCGGGCGCTGTTCGACGCGGCCTGGGGCCACACCGTCACCCCGATGCTGGGCCATCTGGGCGATGACGTCCCCGGCACCCTGGCCCAGCTGGCCGGCCACGAGATCAAGGCCGGGGTCGACAGCTGGCTGGGCCGCAAGGACTCCGCGGCGCAGGCCCAGTCGGCTGCGTCCGGCCTTCCGGGAGCGCCGCCCGCTGTCGGCCCGATCCAGCAGTACGCGAAGAAGCTGCTCGCTCAGTACGGCTGGTCGGGCCAGTGGTCGTCGTTCGACGCGCTGGAAATGCACGAGGCGGGATGGAATCCTACCGCCCAGAATCCGGCGTCGACCGCCTACGGGATTGGCCAGTTCCTGGACAGCACCTGGGCCACGGTCGGCGGCCACAAGACCAGCGACCCGTACCTGCAGCTGCAGTACATGATGGCGTACATCAAGCAGCGGTACGGGTCGCCGAACGCCGCGTGGGCACAGTATTTCAACCACCCGGGCGGCCAGGGATCATACGCCGGCGGCGGCCCGGTCCGCTCCGCGGGCCCGGCCTTCCCCGGCGGGCTGGACGCCGAGGACACCTGGCTGCAGTACTCCACCACGGTGCTGCCCAGCGCGGTGCGCTCGGAGATGGACGCCTTCTGGGGGCTGTTCGGGACCAAGCTGCCCAAGAAGACGTCGGCGAAGGACTGGGCGCAGTGGTACGCCGAGGAGCTGATCCTGGCTGCCCAGCAGCGCAAGACGATCGGCATGGGCACCGCCCCGGCCGGGGCCTACATGGCGCTGAGCGAGGACTTCGTGCGGCCCGAGGTGATCACGCCCGGGATGTGGTCCACGTTCGCCTCGCGGCTGAACACGCTGACCGCCTGGCAGGGCGGCCCCGGCGAGCCGGGCGGGTCCGACCCGCCGCGCTCGGCCTGGCATTACGAGACCCAGGGCAAGTGGCCCAAGGGGCAGCGCCCCGCGCCCGGCCGCATCCAGCCCAGCGGCTACCCCGGCTGGAAGCACCTGCACCCGCAGTGGATCAGGCTGCGGAACCGGCTGCTCGACCTCAAGGCCAAGGCCAAGGTCGCCTCCCAGGCGTGGAACGCGCTGTACGCCGGGGCCGGGCTGGCCGGCGGGGTGCCCGGGCCGGGCGCGGCGCCTCCCCCGGCGCCGCCGCCGTTCCCCGGGCTGGAGGCTGTCGTCACCATCGGCGGCCCGCCGGAGCCGGTCATCGGCTCGCCGCCCGACTCCGGCTACGGGTTTGCCGCGGGCGGCATCGCTGACGTCGCCGCGCTGTTCGCGCTGGGCGGCCCGGTGCCCGGCATCATGCCGCCGAGCCCGGCGCGGATGTTCAGCGGCAGCCCGTCCGGGTCCGAGTTCCCGCGCTCCCTGTCTGACGCCGGGGCGTCGGGCCGGGGGATCGGCTTCAACGTCGAGTCGATGACCATCAACAACCCGGTTGCCGAGGCGCCGAGTGAGTCGATCACCAGGGCGTCCAACCGGCTGGCGTTCCTGGCAGGGAGGGGGATGGCGTTATGCCCCAGATCGCGCCGCCGGTCGCCGCCTACAGCCCGGCCGAGCTGTGGTACTGGAACGGGGTTGCGCTCAACCAGCAGTGGCTCAACATCGCCACCATGGGCGGGTCCCGGTTCGGGCTGCCGGTGCTCCGCGGCCAGAACTACGAGGTGCCGTACCGGGCCGGGCAGGCGTGGCGGGCCAAGTTCCCGGACCAGCGCACGATAACGCTGGCCATGTGGCTGAACGGGGCGGCCACCGCTAGCGTGGCCTACCCGGCGGCGGACCCGCGGCTGGCGTTCAACAACAACCTGCAGCAGCTGCGCCAGCAGCTGTGGGCCCGCGGCGCGGGCGGCTCGCTGCAGGGCCAGCTGCAGCGCAACTGGTACCTGACCCAGGGCACCAACAAGCTGGTCACCTCCACCGCCATGGCCGAGGTGGCCGGCTCCATGGACCTGACCATGTCCGGGCGGCTGCACGCCGGGTTCAGCGTCGACTTCCTGCTGGCCGACCCGTACTTCTACGGCGCCCAGCAGACCCAGGCGTGCACGGGCGCCAGCACCACGTGCACGGCCCTGGGCGAGGGGGTGGTGGGCGAGGGGTACTCCAGTGCGGTCAATGCGTTCACCGTGCAGCTGAGTGCCGCCTGCACGGTGACCAACGGGACCGCCGGGGTGGCCTTCAGCTTCGCCCAGGCGGGCGCGCAGTACCCGGTCACCGTCGACGTGCTCAGCTGCACCGTCACCGACAACGCCGGCATCAATCAGGTGGCCGGGCTCACCCACAGCGGCAGCCGGTTCTGGATGGCGCTGCTGCCGGGGGCCAACATCATCACCGTGAGCGCTGGTACTGCCACGTTCCGGTGGAACGATTGTTACGCCTGATGACCACGCCAGCGTTCTACTACAGCAACCTGTCGGTGAGCAATACCACCGGGGTGGCCATCTCCAACTCCGCGACCAGCGTGTACTGCGCGTCCGCGCCGGTCGGCTTCCCGGCCCAGTTCCCGTTCAAGCTGGTGCTCGGCGGCGCCGAGATCGTCTCCGTGACCGCCGGGTCCGGGACCGCCGGCACGCCGTGGACCATCACCCGGGCGCAGGACGGCACCGCGGCGCAGGCCTGGGCCCTGGGCACCACCCTGGTGCACGAGCTGACCGCCGGGGACCTGTCCCTGTCCCGCGCCCACGAGATCGCCGTCCAGGCCCAGCTGCCGCACGGGCTGCCCGCCACTGCCTGGGTGGCCTCGGCGTTCGCCACGCTGAACGAGACCACGCTGGCCAACAGCACCTCGAACCTGGTCACCTGGTCCTCCATCCCGCAGACCTACAAGCACCTGCTGGTGGTCATCGCGGCCCGGCTGACCGAGACCACGGTGCAGTCCGACGACATCCTCATGCAGGTCAACGGGGACGCCAGCGCGGTCTACAGCTACCTGACCATCAGCGCCACCAACATCAGCGGGTCCGGCACCGCCGCGCTGAGCCAGTCCCAGTTCGCCGGCACCGCCTCGACCGTCTGGCCCATTGCCCGGGTGTCGGCCAGCCTGGCCGGCTCGGCGGTCACCGTCGGCGGCGGGTTCGCGGTCCTCCCCAACTACAGCGCGAGCGCCTTCAACAAGTCCTTCTACGGCATCTCCGGGATGGGCCAGGGGTCCGGCGCGGCCATCGACGGGCGCTGGCGGATCGGCTTCTACAACCCGGCCACCCAGGCCGCCATCACCTCGCTGAGCTGCGCCGCCCCGGCGGGCTCGAACTTCCTGCTGGGCTCCCAGTTCAGCCTCTACGGATTCGGGTGATCTATGAGTACCGAGGTTCACATCGACCTGGCCGCGCTGGCCGGGCGGCTGCGCGCGGAGCGCGAGGAGTCCGAGCGCCGGGTGGCCGGGGCGCTGGCCAGGCTGCGCGCCCGGGCCGAGGACGACCAGGACATCGCGGACCTGCTCGTGCTGATCGGGGCGCCGTGAGCGAGCCGGACGCCGGGCGGGAGGTGCTGCCCGCTGCGGAGCCGGACGTGCAGGGCGCCCGGCCTGCCGAGCCTGCCGAGCTGGGCGGCCGGCTCCGCGGCCCGTACCCGGACACCCCCGGGCCCGGCGCGCTGCCGCCGGACACCGGGCGCAAGCGCGACCACATCAAGGGGCACTAGGCCATGCCGCTCGCCACCCTGCTGCCGCAGGCCCTCCCGTCCGGCACCCTCGTCGTCGGCCAGCCCGGCGCGGCCGGCGGCCCGGGCGGCCCCGCCCCGCCCGGCGCCGGCTCCGGCTGGGAGGTCCGGGTGCTGGCCGCGCCGGACTACTACAAGCAGCTGGTCCTGTTCAGCCCGCAGATCGTCACCGGCATCCAGTTCGTCAAGCAGCTGAAGGACAAGGGCAGCGGCACCATCACCCTGTCCATGGACGACCCGTTCTGGCAGACCACGCTGCCCGGCGGGCTGGCCGCGCACAACATCCTGGACTACGAGCACCTGTGGCAGGTCTGGCAGGATGGCGTGCTGCGGTTCGAGTTCCTGGGCGAGACGGTCACCGAGGCGCTGATCGACCCGAGCGAGCAGCGCCTCGCCACGGTCACCGGGCCGGGCGCCATCGCCGCGCTGGCCTGGGGCATGACCCTGCCGCAGGGCTTCCCGTACGTGGTCTACAAGCTGGACGCGCTGTCCGACGGGTTCGCCGAGACCGACGTGAACGGCAACCTGGTGCTCGACACCGGGCTGTGGAACCAGACCCAGCCGCTCAACCGGGTCTCGCTCAACCCGTCCGGCACCGCCCGGCTCATGGCCAGCCCGACCACCACCTACCTGGGCACGTCCGTCTTCGACGGCACCGAGACCCTGATCTCGGCCAGCATCATCCCGATGGTCTCGCCGAACTCCGCCGGGCAGGCGCTGAACGGCAGCCAGCTCACCCAGTTCTACATCCAGGACGTGAACAACAGCGCGAACTACGCGCTGATGGGGCTTTCCGGGACCACCTTCTACTGCCGCCACGGCGACCCGAAGAACGGGGTGTCCACCCAGGTGATCTCCTCGGCTGCCGGGTTCAACGCCACCCAGGCCGCGGGCTCGCTGAACGGCACCTACAACTACGACTACTGGATGATCAGCGAGCACGCCGGGGTCTTCTACTTCTGGACCAGCGGCGACGGGACCACCTGGGCCAAGCAGTTCCAGGTCCGGCACACCTGGGCGGCCACCCGGGTGGCGTTCTTCGTCTCTGCCCAGTACAGCGTCGACAATACCCAGTACGCCTCGGTGCTCAGCATCAACACCAACGTCTCCCAGTCCTCGCTGGGCGGCGCGACCTACGTGAGCCAGCCCATCATGAGCGTCTGGCTGCAGTCGCTGCGGGCAGCCCAGGCGCGCGGCACGGTGCCGTTCGTCACCACCGCCATGACCGCCTCCACCGACAGCTGCGGCAACCCCTGGTCGGACAGCCAGAGCGTCCAGATCGCCAACGGCACCGACCTGCTCACCCTGCTCCAGGGGCACGCTTCCATGGTCAACGCGGACTGGATCATGGAGCCGGGCTTCCTGCTCAAGGTGGGCCTGCCCGCGGCCGGCCGTATCACCCTGGGCGCCGACCGCAGCGCCCAGGTGGTGTTCCGCGAGGCCCGGGACGAGATCGCCAAGACCCGGACCCGCGCCCGCAACTCCATCGCCAACCTGCTCGGCGTGGTCAACGCGGACGGGCGCACCGTGACCACCTCGGACACCACTTCGATCGGCAACTGGGCGCAGCGCGAGGCCTGGCTGTCCGCCGGCGCGCAGGTCACCGAGCAGGACATCACTGTCGTCGCGTCGGCGGCGGTGCAGCAGACTGCCGGCGAGCAGCTGGCCTGGACGATGCAGATCACGCCCAACCTGAGCGGCAAGACGGTGTTCCGGGACTTCGCCGTGGGCGACTGGGTGGGCCTGGAGCGGCCGGACTACAGCGCCATCGACGCGGTGCGGGTGATCGCCATCGCGGTGTCGGTCGACGCGTCCGGGGCCGAGGTGCACGAGCTGACCCTGGTGTCCTACATCTCCTGGCTGCAGGAGCAGTTCGCCTACGTGGTGGCCAAGATGGGCGGCAGCCTGCTGACCGCGGCCGGCACCTCGCTGGTGGCCGGGGGGATCAGCAGCCGGGTCACCCCCACCGTGTTCGCGCCCACCCTGGCCGGGCTGGGCGACGTGCAGTCCGCCGGGGCGCAGGGCAACGCCCCGCTGGTCTACGATCCGGTGACCGGCAAGTGGGTGGCGGCGGGCACCCAGAACCCGGACACGGGCGCGACCACCAACCTGTCCGTCTCCGGCAGCAGCGGCACCACCACCGTCAGCGGCGGGCAGACCACGGTGGCCGCGCCCACGGTCGCGCCCGCGGACACCGGCACGCCGGGCCCGGTGGCCAGCACCACCACCACGCCGACCGGGCACGTGATCACGGACAGCACCGGCACCCAGCGGGTCATCGTCGGCGCGCAGTCCGACGGCACGGTCACCGTCAGGACCGTGAATGCCCCGGCTCCGGCCGCGCCGGACACTCCCACCTGCATAGCCGGCGCGCTCGGCGTCATCGTCGGGTGGGACGGGCTGCTCGGCGGGGCCGGGCCGCTGTCGGACTTCAAGCTCGTCCAGGTGCACGGCTCCACGTCGAGCGGCTTTACGCCATCAGGTGTCACTCTTCAGGGCACGATGGTGGCCGGGGGCCTGTTCGGCGTCGGCGGGCTGGCCGCAGGCACCGCCTACTACGTCAAGCTGGTCGCGCTCAACCTGGCCAGCGTGGCCTCCCCGGCCTCCGCCCAGGCCACCGCCACCCCAACCACCGTGGCGGCCGGGATCGGGGCGGGCAGCCTGCCGGGGACCGCCATCCAGACCGGGACCATCACCAGCACCCAGATTTCCGCGACGGCCGGGATCATGGGGTCGCAGCTGGCCAGCAACGCGGGCATCGTCGCCGGGCAGGTCGCCTTCACCGCCAGCGCCATCGGCGGCGGGCCGGCGGTCACCGTGGCCAATACCGCGCCCGGCTCCCCGGCCACCAATGACCTGTGGTTCGACGGGTCCAACGGGTACGAGCTGAAGAAGTGGTCCGGCTCGGGGTGGACCGCCTACCAGTACGGCACGAACGCGCTGAGCGCGGGCTCGGTCACCGCCGCGGTGATCGCCGCGAACACCATCACCGCGGCGCAGATCGCCAGCGGGGCCATCACGGCCACCCAGATCGCCGCCGGTACGATAACCGCGTCCCAGATCGCCGCCGGCACGCTGACCGCTGGCCTGTTTCAGGCGGGCATCATCCTGGCCGGGATCATCAACGGCACCGTGGTCACCGGCAGCACTATCCAGAACAGCAGCACCGACCCCCGGACCAGCATCAACCCGGACGGGTCGGTCAGCATCACCAACGCCGCCGGCACGGTCATCTTCTCGCTCGGCGCGGATGGCACCATGAACTGGTACACCGGCACCGGGCAGCTTCAGATGCA